CTTTGTAGCACCTACCATGTCGTAAGCATTTCCTGAATAACCACCACTAACTTTAAACTTATTAGTTATGAGTACAGAATGTCCATTAGGATTGTCTTCTTCTGGTGGTACGACAGCAGATACACCATCAACTAAAGATAATTGATAAGTTAAATCAGCTAATACAATAGGTTGTCCTATTTGCCATTTATCAATATTAAAAAAGTCTCTGACTTTTTGTATTGCTCTCAATACGACTTCTTCTTTATTGTATCCAACCTTTGTTAATAGATTAAATTTTACACCAATGTTTATTACAAACGCGTCTTTTATATTTACAGCATCAGTAACCATTCTAAACTGAGTTAGGTAAGTCTGTATATTTTCTTTTACTGCTTGATTTACTGTAGTTAATTTTTTACCCGCATCAAAACCTAAAAGATACATATTAAGAGCTAACGGATTTGCTATACGAGCATCTGCATTAGCACCTGATTTGCTATCTAATTGACTATCTTGTACGACATAGGCTTTTGCTACATTACCATATTTAGGTGGTAGTGCATAAACTCTTGTAATGTAGTCTTCTTTAGTAACCGCTCTTTGTTGAGCTTGAAAATAAGCTAAAGCATTATTTTTTACTTCTATAATACTCTCTACACTTCTTCCACCAGCAGCTGGTTGTGGATTGTTTATAGCTATAGAAGCTCTAGTAGTACTGACAAGTGCAGCATTAAGTCCCGTATCATCTAATTCCACATTAGCAACTTGAACACTTCTAATACTATTAGCTCTAACGTTACTATTAATACCACCACCGTATCTATATTTAATAGTTAGTTGAGTATTAGATGGAGCTTGTCCATATGCTTTAGTTGCTAAAAAATTAGAAGGATCAAATGCTGTATTTAAATAAGTCGGTGAACCTGGTAAAGAAGAACCAACACTATCTGGATTAGGAACTATCTCTTCATCAGGATTATCTGATGTTCCAGCACCAAATCTTAATTCTGTTCTATTATCTTCTCTAATAAATGTAGTAAATCTTCTTGATGTTTTCAAAAGTTTTAGTAGATACGGAGCTTGGTCAGCGTAAGTGTTTAACTGGTCATCGTTTTTCGATGTATTTTCCATGTCTGTAAATATTGTATCTTGAGCTAAATAAGGAACTTCATACCAATCGTTACCGTCACTATCTTTACAAGAAAGTATTTCTAAAACATTTTGATTTGCTAAAGCTATTCTCTTATATTTTTCAGCTGCATTAAAAGTAAAGAACTCTGTTGCAACAGTTCCACTTGAAGCTCTTACACCTTTCTTTAATAAGTAGGTAACAGGTACATTAGCAGAACTTTCGTAAACAGTTATTGTCATCGGGTCATAAGAACTTGAAAACTTAAAGTTACAATCCTCCGTTGTTATAAAAGATACTCCTGTATCTGATTGTATTTCCATTCCGGCTTTTAAACTCATAGCATAGTTTAAATCAGGTTTAGTGCTGTAACTATCACCAGCGCCACTTGATATTGCTGGAACTGTTTGAAATACATCAACATCAGTTGTAGCAGCTGAAGATAATTTTGGTTTGTATCCTAAAGACTGAGCCATATTGTAGACTGTTCTCTTCTCTTCAGCAAATGCCAGTAGACTTTCTTTAAATTGATTATCCACATAGTATGAAAGTACATCACCAACATAAGATGCCATTTCGATGAACATCATACCTGGCGATGATTCGTTAAAATCATTGTACTGATTTGGAAAGTATATCTTAGTAAATTCTATTAGGTTATCTTTGAAAGATGTAAAATCTTTATTAAGATATCTAATTTCTTTTACTGATTTCTTTGGTGCTGAGTATGGCATTTATTTTCTCCTACTTACCCTTGTGTTGTAAATCCGTCATGAGGGTCTAATGCTAAAGCTCCTGTATAGGTTGACAAATCTAATTCTAAATTTTCTTCTGATGTTAAATCCACATCCAATGTAAATCTTATATTCACGATAGCTCTGTTTATATTGAGATCTGAAAATTTTGTTTCAATACTAACCACATTTATAAATGGTAAAAACTCACTCATAGCCCCTCTAATTTCTTCTTCAACCCTACTTTCTAAATCTGTGTTTTCTTGTGAGAAAGCTAGAGAAAGTAAATTTGTTCCAAATGTAGGATTACCTAACCTCTCACCTTTATTGGTAAGAAGAAGATTTTTGATATTAGATTTAGCTTGTTGTAAAGCAGTTTTAGTTCTATTAAAGAATCCTGAATTACCATATGTTAATGGTAATTCTAAACCAATAAAAGTATCTTCATTTAAATCGTTTTCAATAACACTCATTATAATTTACCATCCTTCTTCTTTAATGCGTTCATTACACCTCTATAATCTTTTGTTAAGTCGCCCATCACATCTTGTACTGCTTTATTTGATGTATCAACACCAGCTGCTTGTGCTGTCTGTATAGCTCCCATCTTTCTCTTATCTTCAGCACTACCTGCTATTCCACCATAACCCATAGCATCTGCCATTCTTGTACTATCAAAAGTCTTATTGCCCATTGTTGGATACTCTTCGAACTCATCTCCACGAGCGGTTTCATTTAGTATCTTATTTAACGTTGGGTTTTTGGTATAACTTACTTCTTCAGGCTTAGACTTTTGAGGAACAGGCTTTGGTATTACTTCAGGTACATCATTTACATTATTAGATATAGCCTTAGCTCCTTCACTAATAAGTATCTTTCTTACCTCTTTTTGTACCTCTTGTTTAACTATTTCTCTAATTAAACCTATGATTTTTTTAGTATTCGACATGATAACTCCTATTTATTATAAATATTAAGAATTTAATTTTCTCTCTCTTTGCTCACGCAAAGCTTTCTTTTTTTCTTTTTCTTGTTTAGCTTTTTTCAATTTTAATTTAGTTTCTGAAATAAAGTTTTTAAAATTTTCTACTAAACTTGGTACTACATTCAAAACATTTTGTGCTTCTTCTTCTTCATTCTTTACTTTTTCTATAACAAATTTTTGAGCAACTGCTACAGCAGCTGCAGCTGGATTGAGTGAAGCTGATATGGTACTTGCCTTTTCAGTAGCTTGAGCTGCTTGTCTAGCTGCTTTTAAGCTCTTTAAAACAGCACCAACTGTCTTAACAGTATCTTGAATTGTTTTTACCTGTTTTTCTGCTGTTTCTATTTGGTTAAGTACTTTTTTAATCTGTTCCCCTTGCTCTCCACCTTGTCTAGTATTATTAATAATAGTATCTACTTTTCTTTCAATATCTTCTTTTGGTAAATCAAATACACTTTGTACAACACCTTTCAATTTATCTGATATGACGCTCATAATTATTTTCCTATGCTATAATAAGTCTACGAAAGGATCACCTTCTGTAACTTCATTTGGTTTGTTTTCTGTTATGTAAACCGTATCACTTAGTATCTTTGGTAATACATTAACTTTAATCTTTTGTATTTCATTTAACATAACGTTTGATGCGTCTCCTACTTCAGCTATTCCTGTAGCACTAGAAACAGAATTAGAAAAACTTGTTAAAGACGAGAATAACTTTTCAAATAAATCTTCTAATTGATTTCCTAACACCATAGGATTAGTAGATTCTGCGTCACCCAATCTTATTTTACCACCAATAGAGTTTGTTCCTAATTCTAAATTTATTTCTTCGTTAGCTGACAAGTTTAGGTTTCTTCTAGCAAACATATGTATGTCTGTTTTTTTGGAATTAAAAACCAATCTATCAGAAGAAAGTGTAATCATATCACCATCCAACACATCAGGAGTTGTTAAGGTTTGTACTGCTGGTATTAGAACATCAACCTCTTTTGCTAAACCTGATGTCATAAAAATTGAGGAACCGTCAGCATTTATATTTTGTACATGTGGGTAATGTTCGTCAGCTATTGTTTGTGGTAGAACTGATTGTCTATTTGTAATTTTTACATCCGGATATAAATAAAAAGGATCACTACCAAATTTTATAGCTTGACCAAATCTACCATTAAAAACTACATCACCATATTCACTCAACAAATTTCTATTAAACTCTGTTGTTCTACTTGTAACTCTTGGGTCTGTAAGAGTATTATTAGCTAGGTTCATATTCACATGATTTTTTAAATTTAAAGGTTGGTAGTAATACATTTGACTTCCATGCTTTGCTATGTTAACAACCTCTCCTATCAAAGGGTATACTACCATATGAGGAGATAAAGGTTTTATATAATCATCAATAACATCACCATCACTTTGACTCTCAATAAATCTAGCTCTAATTGTACCTAAGTAAGAATAGTCTGGCATTTTTCCATCACCACCAGCTATATCTTTTCTTGGTAAGCTTTTTGGGTCTAAAAAAACATCCGTTACTACAGCAGGCTCCAACTCATAGAACTCTACAGCTTCATCGATATTATCTTTTACTATTTGATAAACATCATCATAAGTTGTAAATCCACCACCATCTGTTCTTCTGTTCTTATTTTTTTTACTTTTGAAAAAAGGCATTAATTTTCAATCCTTTTAATGTCATCTTCTATCTCATCTGAGTGACTTTGTAAGTCTGTAGCAGCATCTTCTATCGCTCCCATAAGTTGTTCTTTTTCAGCTTCAGATAAACCGAACTCTTCTTCAGAACCACCTTTACTTTCAGCGGCTATTATACGCTGTACGATAGCAGCTACTTTTACTAATTGGTCATCGTTTTTAACATTGATTTCTAAATATTCTTTTAACATAGGGATAATCTGTACAGCAGTATCACCATCTTTTATAAAACCAACAACCTCTTTCATAAGAACTTCTAATTGAGTCTTATTTGTTTTTGTATTTTCGTAAATATCTTGAAATAAACCCGACAAGGATTTACCCTCAAATATTTCATAATCATTAGCCATATTGTACCTCATTGATATTTATTGGAATTGTTGTTATATATAAATATTCAACTTTAAAACTTTTGATAAAAATATTATAAGGCACAAAAAAAGGGAGTAAAAACTCCCTTTTTTGTTTATTCGTTGACTATCGAGCCGGTGTGGCTAACATCAACAGTCCCGTATCTATCAAACTCATACTGTAACCTTTTGTTATATTTTTTCATAACATTAATTATACGAGTTATGTGTTGAGTGTTAGAACCCGTCATCTCACGAATAAGAATGTAGAGAGCTTTCTTATTAAAGTTTTCTATATTCTCTTTTATACGAAAGATATGTAATACAGAATCAGCAACCCTTATATCTTTATCCCTACGAAAGATGTTAGAAAGGTTAGCATCCCAAAACCTATGTAGTTCATCAACAAACAAAACAGACTTTTCAGCAGTTTCGCTCATAGTATTCTCACCCATAAGATTTCTTTTGTAATCCAATACCTTCATTTCAGAATGTATCTTACCCATCTTATAGTTTTTATTGTTATTAAGGATAAGATAGTTCTTAGCTACGATACTAAAGTATGAGAAAGCCTTACCTTTACCTTCTTTAAACTTATGTATGTTCATAACTAAGAAAGATACAACCTCATGCTTTACCTCTATAGAACCAACATCAAAGTAGTAGAACTTAAATGTATGAATGATATTCTCAGCTAACTTATCGAAAGCTTTAGCTATATGTTCATTATAGATTATATTCTTTAGACGAGCATCATCCGTTTTATTGTAACGGATTATAGCTTTTTCAGTTCCTATATTAAAATAATAATTTTTACCTTTCTTCTTTCTTTTACGAGTTTTTCTAATTCTAACTTTTGGTTTAGCTTTGACTGGTTTAGTTTCGATACTTGATGTAACTGCTGTTGCCATTATTGTTCTTCTCCTTTGAATCTATCTAATTGACTTACTGTTGTTTTAATTTGATTAAATATTTGTCCGACTTCATC